CCAACACTTCATAGATCGTAACTCCTTGTCGCGTCTTCCGGTTCAACAATATACAAGTTTTGTCGGGTACGCGTGACCCCAACGTAGAAAACTCGGTGCATATCATCAGGGTTAATTCGCATAGCATTGTCGGCAGCCGCACTAAGGTCCGTGAACAGTACAACGTTGTCCGCCTCACCACCCTTTGACCCGTGGATCGTGGACGCCGTGATACGGGGAATGCTGTTGAACTTCTCGCCGCGCCGCAGCATTGCTGTAATGTACGCCCTGTCGATTTCGGGCAGATTATCCATGGCCTCTGACCATATCATGGTGTCGTCAACTAATAGCCCATAGTTAACTCGCAAGTCTTGTAAGTTAACCATTTCCTTGTCGTCGAGCCCGGGTATCTTTTTGTATCCGCGTGTGATGCGTGTTCCGGTAGACATGTAGCTGTAAATCTTACGGGCCACGTCTCCCGATATCTCTTTCCCCTTACGCATTTGCTCCCAGCCGTTGACCGCCTCAGATATCTTTTCGCTGATGGACCGGTGGCCGCGGTAGGTAAACAGGTAACCGTTTGATTTCAGGTCACTTGCTACGGGCTGTAACTGATAGCCTGCTTGGGACAGGATTAGCCAAGAATCCTCGGACATGTCCAAAGAACTTATATGGCTTATGCGCTGCACCTTACCGCGCTCTGGTTTTGGTTCATAGCGTTTGGGAAACCTCCGCGTGATGCGGCGCACGATATTTTCGGCTAAGTGGTGAACGGTTTCGGGGACGCGGTATGACTGCGACAGTGTTTCGGAGCCGCCGGGTAGGTTTATGAAGTGATCCACATCTGCGCCCGCCCATCGGTAGATAGCTTGGTCATCGTCTCCTGCGCAATACATCCTCTTGGAGCTATCGTCTAAGATATGAGCAATATCCCATTGCAGCGGGCTTAAATCCTGCGCTTCGTCCAAGAAGCATAGATCAAATTCAGGCCGGAATGTGTTTTTTCCAGATACAAACTGATCCAACATGTCTGTGAAGTCGTATAAACCCAAACCCTTTTTGTATTCGCGCAAGCATTTGTCCACGTAATTCACAGTATTCCAGTCTTCTTCCAGATTGCTCTGGTTATATTGTTCCCGAAGGTCTACTTTGCGCAGCCTTGCCAAGTTAATCAGGCCTAGTATGGGATCGTTTCCCGACACTACCGAAGGCATATCTTCGTCAAAGCTGGTGTTTTTTGCTGCGCCCAGCGATACGCCGATCTTCTGACCAAGCTCTTTAAAGTTAGCGTCCTGCATAACTTGCTCGGGACGGATGTCTGTCATTGTTAGAGCAAGCGAGTGCAACGTCCGGAAGTAGATTAGGTCTTTCTTGGCATCCAACCCAAAGCGTTCCGCAGCGCGTTCCTTGGCCTCGTTAGCCGCTTTGCGGGTAAAGGCTAGGAAAGCAATGCGGTGGGGGTGTGTGCCCGCCGCCAGAGCATCGTCCACCATGTTTAGCAGCGTAGTCGTTTTGCCTGTGCCGGGAGGGCCGAATATTCTAAACATCTTTAGACTTCTCCCGTTTGTATATTTGTTGAACGCGTTGTTTTGAGATGCCAAACCACTTGGCCACCGCAGTCATGGTGACGTGCTGTTCATCGATGAGGCGCATAATCTCTGCGTTGCGCATCGCTTTTAAAACATTAGGCATTAAAACGGAGCCTCTTCTTGGGACCCAAACTGTGGCGGATCAATGTTTATATCGGCACTATCGAAAGATGGTATCTGCCAGACACGGACGGCACGGCCCTTGATCTTCATCACAAGGCTACTTCCATTTATGTCCCGTAGGCGCTGGGCAATGCGGTGTGACTTGTATTCGAAGAACTTATTTTTCTTCAGGAAGTTTTCGAAGTCTTTAAGCCTGAAGTACGTGATGTTCATCTCTTCATCGGTCCAAGGCTTGCGCAACAGGATTTCCTCTTTGTCCTGTGCCACCTGTAGGTGGGCGCAAAACTCCTCCAAATAATCGTAGAACTGTCCGCTGATGCTGGCATCTTGCGCGACTTCGATAATTGCGCTCTCGTTATCTTTCATCTCACTTAACAGTGTGCTTATCCGGCTCTCCCATTGCTGCTTGGCAACGGATCGTGGCATGAAGTTAAGCTGTTCCATACAAGCTTTTTGGAACGTCATTTGGTTCATTAGGGCGTCGGTGTCCATTTCTAGCGGCTCGCCATTAACGTCCATAAACCACACGGGTGGGGTAGAGTTGTACTTTCGGAGGTTTGCGATTGTAGCCCCTGCTACCGCGGCTCCTATGCCGAACTTACGCGTCCGACATAGGTCTTTATTGCAGTGCGAATTGATCGGAGCGTCAGAACATTTGTAAGCGTAATCTTTTCGCTCTACTTGTTTGGCAACAACGTTTACCTCCGACAGTGGTAGTGGCGGAGATATGTACTCCATGTTGAAGCGGAGTATTTCGGACTCCCAGCTATCTGGGTATGCTTTCCGTAAGTAAACGCCGATGTTAAATAAACCATTGTTACGTCCTCCTTCGCTAATGCCTGCTTTGCACAGGATTTGTAGACAGGGCGGGCCGTCCTTGAGTAGGTCGGTTTCGCCGCCACCTACTATTTGTAGCTTAACAATTTGTTCCGGCGTTTGAACATGTTTTTCGTATAATTCAATAAATTCTTCTAAGGTTGCAGACGTACCGTCATCCAAGAAGCCGTAGCGCAGACCGTTTTCGTGGTCGTAGTATGGCAAGTTTAGGAAGTTACCCACGTCGCCACGGTCGAGGTGGAGCCTTATCTGCTTTGGGAATATCTCGCTTTCGCCATATCCGAGAGCCGCGGCTATTGATTGCAGAGCCTTCTGCATATCTTTGGCGGCTGTCCAGTCGCTTGCGAACAAGAAGCAGTGCGCTCCGCCTGATTTAGAGCGGCACACTACCATTGGTATTTTTAGTTTACGGATTTTATTGACAAGAACTTTGTGGTCTAGCGGGTACTGATCGATATCAATACACCCCCACTTACAGCAATTGTCTTCGTTAATTGGGATAATGCCTAATCCCGCACCTTTTCCAGAGAGGTGGTTGTCCCACAACTTCTGGTCCCGCGGTTCCCGTAGGATGCCCGCTTTGCCTTTGGCTTTGCCACCGGCACCTGTGTTCTCAATTTTAAAGTAGCCGTAGGCCTCTTTTAAACCATCAAAGATGGCCATAAATTTATCTGCTGACATTATTGCCCCCGCCCGAAAGAAAAACGGCGGGGCACAATTACCCCGCCGCGAACACTACTTAAAACGGTATATCGTTCGAAGTTTGTGTTGCTTCATCGTCCGAGTGTTTCACAACAACCTCACCAGCGTTAATGCTTGCTGCAAATTCTTTAGCGCGTGAATACATGTGTGCTTCGGACACGGGGCCCGCTACAGACATTTCCCACCCGTGCCATGACCCCTTGGAGTTCTCTTCCCCAATTGTTTTCAAGTCATAGACGTAGGCAAACCGCGGTGGTGTGAAGGGTCCTTTCGATCCCATCATTGAACGTGACGCCATGATGCTGTTCCATTTACGCGACTTTTTAAGCTGCGTAGATTTCATAGCAATCAAGGCTGTTTCCATTGAGCCGTCTTCCGCGAGCAAGATAACAAAGTGCTGGTGCGTTTCTTCGATGTATTCACCAGAGCCGTCCATCACATAGTCTTTGTTATCCTCCTTGGAGCGTTGCACCTCTGGGCGCTTGTCCGCGGGGGTGTAGATCGCGGTTGGTGCGCCGCTCCCAACGCCCCGTGGAGCCCACTGGATGAACCTGCGCTGATACGCGCACGGGATGACCTGAATACCTGTCTTGCCCTTGTAGAGGGCTCCTGTGACGGTATTATAGATGTCCCCCTTGCGGGCATCCTCATTAACGTCCAGTACCGGATCATTTCCAGACAGAACTTTTAGAAATGGCAGGGCGAGGTCTTCTTGACCCAAATCCTGTAATCCATTACCGGCGTCTTCTTCGAACATCGCAGGGTTAAACTCCACGATTTCCGCTGTTTCTTTTTTTGCAACTTCTTTTGACTGTGCCATATTATTTACCTCTCTTAATGACTGCGCGTTGACCAACATAAGCTCCGAATAATTCCATCGGAAACTCTTCTCCTGCCTCGCACCTTTCTTTCACAAACGCCCGTAGGGTCTGCGGGTGAATTTCGGTTTTCTGCGTGGGCACAAAACCTTCCTTTTCAGCAAATGCCGAAAAAGCATTGGCTTGATCGTCCTCGCCACGTCCAAACTGACACAAGACAGTGTTCTTAATAATGTCGTCGTATCCGTTTTCGCGCAGCCAGTCGTAGGCTTGCGGACGATTGTTTACCAGTATGGAGGCTCCATACGTTTGTTTGACCTGAACAGTAGAACCGTCATCCAAGGCAAACGAAGATATACCTATTTCTGCAAGCATCGCGGGCATGTCTTCATCCGTGAACTTCAAAAGCTCTTTCTTCAAACTCTTGGCTAATTGCTCAAGGTTTTCAATCTGTGCTTCATGGTCACGGATTTTTCTGGCCAACTCCGCCACCGTTTGGAGGCCTTGTTGATCTATCTTTTCGACAGAAGAGGCGATAGTGTCCTCAAAATCTTCTTCCATCATTTTTAGTACGTCGTCACTCATTCCGAGTCTCCTTCGTGGTTAAAGGCACCTGTCGGGCCTTGACAATTACAGATAATATCTTATACTCCGCACTTGTCAAGCAGTTTTTAAGGAAAATAAAATGCGTGGATTTGATTACAAAACCAACCCGTATGACCACCAAAGAAAAGCGTTAGAAGCTTCGTGGGCCGAGGAGTATTATGCACTGTTTATGGAGATGGGAACAGGTAAAACCAAAGTTGCTATTGATACCATGGCGGTTCTTTACGAAGCTGGCAAGATCAATGCGGCGTTAATTGTTGCGCCCAAAGGTGTTTATGACAACTGGTTTAAGAACGAAATCCCCGCGCATTTACCTGATAGGATCGAACGGACCTTGCTGCGTTGGACCCCGGCTAAGACAAAACGTATGGAAATAGACTTAAAAGACTTCATTGTCGATGACCTTAACGGTATAAAAATATTTGTTATGAACATAGAGGCGTTTTCTACGTCACGCGGGACAGATGCTGCAACGGCCTTCCTGTACCAAAACCCCAACAATCTTGTGGTGGTAGACGAAAGCACCACCATCAAAAACCGCAAAGCCGCGCGGACAAAGAACATCGTTAAGTTGCAAGAATATTCAAAGTACCGGCGCATTCTGACAGGTTCCCCCATCACTAAAAGTCCGATGGATTTGTTTAGCCAGTGCGATTTCCTAAAGAATAAGGCTCTGGGATTTAACAGCTACTTTGCCTTTCAAGCGCGGTACGCGAACATTCAGCAACGGACTATGGGTCACCGCAGCTTCCAACAGATTGTAGGGTATCGACGGCTAGACGAACTTTCGGAAAAGTTAGACACGTTTAGCGACAGGGTTTTGAAGCAGGATTGCTTGGACCTACCCGAAAAGGTTTATGTCCGCCGAGAAATAGAGTTTACGCCAGAACAAAAGAAGCTTTACACGCAAATGAAAAAGCTGGCGTTAGCAAAGTTGGAGAGCGGGGAGCTTGCCACAACGGCCAGTGTCCTGACGCAGATCATGCGTCTGCAACAGATATGCTGCGGCTTTATACAGCCAGACGAAGGCGAAATAGAAACCATACCAAGCAATCGGTTAAAAGAGTTGTTGGAACTTTCTGACGAGGTTCAGGGTAAAGCCATTATATGGGCCACTTACACGCACGATATCTTGCGTATTGAGGAGGAGTTAAAGCTTCGGTTTGGACCGGACTCTGTAGCCACCTATTATGGCGGTACGCCCCAAGACCAACGCCAAGAGATCGTTACACGGTTTCAAGACAAGGCTGACCCCTTACGGTTCTTTGTCGGTCAGCCGCGGACCGGGGGTTACGGCATTACCTTGACGGCTGCCAACACCGTAATTTACTTTTCTAATAGTTATGACTTGGAAATTAGATTGCAGTCCGAGGACCGCGCTCACCGGATCGGCCAGACAAACAAGGTAACTTATATTGATATGGTTTCGCCCGACACCATCGACGAAAAGATATTACAGGCGTTGCGCAGTAAAATTGATATTGCGGGGCAGGTTTTAGGTGAAGACGCAAAGGACTGGTTGAAATAATGACTAAACAAGAACAAATATTAACAACCCTCGAAAACAGGCTGTCAGGCCTTCTTGCGGAGACTGAAAACCGCAACCGGCTAGGCCTCAAGCAAAAGCTTGAGGAAATCCGTAGTCTGCTAGAAATGCTGAAGGCTAGTTTATAGCTTAAAGCTACCTTGTGGGTCTGGTCCGCGTAGCGGGGGCGGTCCAGAAACTTCGCCGCCACTTGCAAAGGGGCTGGGCATTTCTTGGTCGTAGTCATACGCGGCGTATTGTGCAAAGATGTTTTCTGTTGGTTCTTCGGGCCGCGCTTGTGGTCTAACCTGCGGGACGGAAGCCTGTTCTACGACTTCTGGCTCTGGAGGCATCATTAAATATTCGCTTACCGCTTGCGCGGCAGGAACAAACCCCGGTTGACCAAGGCCTTCGGGCCGCGATCTAGGTTTAGGAGCCGGGTTTGAGTTTTCTGTCAGTTGAAAGAAGTCTCCCATGGCTGGTAATATTTCACCTTTAGGCGCACCGTGAATGATTGAGACGTAATCACGGGTTTCCTCAAAAGGAGGTATTCCGTTGTATTTACGCACATTACCGGGGCCCGCGTTATATGCTGCGAGGGCCAAGGGCACCGTACCAAAATCCTGTAGTTGTTGCTTGAGATACTTAATCCCACCAATCACGTTTTGTTTTGGATCGTTGGGGTCTACACCCAATTCTTTTGCCGTTTCGGGCATAAGCTGCATTAGGCCTATTGCGCCTTTTTCACTAACGGGGCCCTGACGGCCTTTATTTTCTTGGTATATAACACGTAGAACTAGCTCGGGATCAACGTTTTGTTCAAGAGCTAACTCCATGGGATCAAACCCATAATCTTCCATTATTTTCTGTCTTACGGCGGTAAGCTGTTCGGGGGTAGCCGGTGCCTCTACGACGCCCCCTTCATTAAAAAGTTGTGCAAACATCCCACCAAGACCGGCTTCCATGGCGTTTCCTAGTTGTCCGGTAGTTTCGGGGGCTTTAAGCGGTTCGAGGTTTCCCAAAGGCATACCGCCTCCACCATCCTCGCCCATGGCTTGAGTCGTCATGCCGTTGAAGCCAAAGCCGCCGCCTCCGTCTTCACCCATAGCCATAGTGCTTATCGAAAACTCTGGAATAGAGCCGCCGCTACCGTCTTCGCCTATGGCACGGGTCATAGAGTTACCCTGACTTGGTTCAAATTGCTTCATGCTGTCGAGGTGCATTTGTCCGCCGCCAAAGCCAAAGCTTTCTTCGGCTCCAAAGTGAGCCCGCTCTGCTTCGTCAACCAACTGCACAAAATGCTCCACATCTTTTTGCGCAGCTTCCTGAACGGTTTGTGCGGCTTTTTGACCGTAAGTGCCCATCAAGTAATCTTGGTAGTTTTTGAGAGGAGAGCCGCGCAAGTCGGCCATTGCGCTGCCGAATTGGTTTTGCATCTGGCCGCCGAACTGGTTTTTAAAAAGATCGCCAATGCCGCCCATAGACAACATTTGTTGGTTACCCTGTTTAGCTGGTTGCAAACTGGCGGCATACGGGGAAGCTATTGCACCACCCTGCGCGTAATTTTGTACCATACCACCATCTCCAAATCCCATGGCCGTGGAGCTTAGTCCTGCATTCCCGGCTAAATTAATATCTCCAGCTTGGAACCCGGCAGAGCCTGCCCCGTCCCGAACCAACTGCTCTCCAGCACCACTTCCAAAAGCGCCCGACGTGTTTCCAATAACAGCTTGTGCTGTAGCACTGGCAGCCCCACGACGTTGTGCGCGGGCTTGCGCCTCTTTAATAAAAGCGTCTACGTCCTCGCCAGAAAAACCGGGGTCGTCAGGTGCGACAGGAGCCGCCCCGCCTTCAAAAACAGGCGCGGTACTCGTAAAGTTTCCCGGAGACGTTACCGTACCAGACCAACTCTCATACGGTGTTGTTCTGTCCGTAGCATTCCATTTTTCAATAGCCGCGTTGTAAAGTTCGCGGTCCTTTTGCCATTGAGCAAGGTTCGCGTTCCACGGTTCGATCTGGTTGGTGTTAAAGTCATCCACCAGCTTTTGGTATTCAGCGGCTTGTGTATTATAATCACCCAGAGCGGTATTATAGATATTAATCCGGTTATCATAGTCTTCCATGATCTTCCGGTCAGTGTCGTAGTAACGATATTCAGGAGCCGCATAATTTACAATCGACATGTTAAGCCCCTAAACTTCCAATACCGCTTTTCATTAACTGCGTTGTTGAGTCATTCGGAAACAATGCAGCGTACCTAGTCCTGTCAACCGGTCCAGAAGATTGTACAGGTGCCACTTGGGGTGGCGCAGCGGCCTGTTGGACAGGACTAGGCTGAGTAACCGGGCCGGTTTGGGTGGGAGGAACCACCGGCACGGTATTCAATGACCCTTCTTGGTCTGAGAGGGGCAAGGGTACTGTTTCTTTTTCTATTTCGTCGTCTATCTCACGCGGAACGGCGGGAGCGGCCCGACGTACTGGGGAGAAACCCAAGTCTTTTAACATGCCGCCGATACGCTCGGCCACACGAATACGTTCCGCATCCCCTCGGGGTTTTCTCATCATTGCGGCAAGGAGCGTCGGGTTAGCCATAAGCTCTGACATAACGTCAGTTTGCAGGGCTGCCGGAATGTCGTTAAATATACGACGCATTGTTTCGGCACCTTGACCCGCAGCGATAAGAGCGCCGGGGCCACTTTGACCGCCAGTAATTAGGCGTTGTGCGCGAGTACCGAGCGCAGAACCTGTGATACCTAAGTAGAAATCAAACAAAGGACCAGCCCGATCAACAAGCTCTCCAATGTCACCTGCTTTCTCTGACGCTTCAAAACGAACCATTTCAGATAAATAAGTTTTTAAGTTAGAAAGCTCGGCCTCGTTCATGACCTTGTTTTCTTTCATCCAGTCTACCAAGGATACACGGCCAGAAGCCCCTTTAATAGGTCGGAACATGTCATCATACAACGAACTAGGGCTAAACGTTCCAGAGTGGCTGCCCCCAGCTTTTGTTGCGGCCCATTCCAAAATAGAGGATTTAAGACCCGTCATCGCCTGTTCTTGCATGTCTTCTGGAGCGTTTTTAACAACCTCTAAAAGTCTGTTTAATCCTTTGATAGGTGCCTTTGTGTTAATAGCTCGGGCTATAGCGGTAGTAGGACTTTCTGTACCATGAACTCTGCGGCCCGTGTCGCTGACAACAGGGTTCATAAGGTCGTAAAAGCTAAGTTGTGCCAGTTCTTCCGCTTGTCGTTTTTGATTAATTACGGATGTTTCTTTAAGAAGAACATTTGCACTTTCTGCGTTTTGAAGGTCAAATTTTAGTGCAGGGAACTGATCTAACACGTCTGAGTTTTTTGCAACCCATTTAGCCAAAGCGTCTGGATTAACTTGACCCGTGTTAGGGTCAAAGGTTTCCGATCTAGCGTTGCGAAGAATTTGCTCGGTAACTCCCCGAAGAGTACCAACGGTTGTTTCCGCGTCCGCTAAACCTTCTTCTACGGCAAACATGCCTATGTCATTGATTTGTTCCAACCGTAAGTATGTTGGATCGTTTCCGCCCTGTAGAATACGACGAGCCAAAAGCTCTGGTCCCATGCTCGCGGCTCCCGAGCCTTTTGTCTTGGTAGCCTCGCCTGCAAAAGCACGAGTGAACGTGTCATTTAAAGCGCGGGAATAAGCTCTCGCGGTGTCATATTGAAAGCGATAGTTGTCTGCGGCAGGGCCCAACGAAGCTCCTCCGAGATCATCTAACATTGCACTAGCCATTTCATTAGCAATTCGAGCCGAATTGTAGTCTGGGTTTTCCCCTGACGCAAAACGACGGGCATAGTTTAATGCTATACCTCGAAGTTCTGTTAGTTCTTTGGTGGTAAGAGGAGCGGTTACGGCACCAGAGCCGTCGGCCGCGGGCTGATTTCCCTGCATAACCATCAGGTCTGCGGTTTTATCCAGAGCATCCGCCAATTGACGAGTGCGCGGTGTGGACATCCGCCCCCGAGACGCGCTTGCTTCTTGTCTAAGGCGAGTTAAAATTTCTTGTTGAGTTGCACCGTCGCCAGTCATCGTGTCTACGATACTACTTACCCGGTTTTCATATGTTGTTCCGGCAAGTTTATTTACAGCTTCTGTGGCTCGTTTCTGAGCGGTTCGTAACTCTGCGGATACCGGTGGGGGTCCACTCAATCCTAATTCGTCTGTTTTCCTAACTACAAAATCTTGAAGAAGGGGCATATCATCAGCAAGTTTTTTCTGAAGTTCTGGAGATACGCCGCGTAACCTATTCCACGCCGTTACAAAGCTAGGAGTGTTGGTTGTTTCTCCCGCCGCGTTTGTGAAAGAAGTCAAGTCAATATCCGGCACCGCGGACCACAAAACCTTTTCCTTGCTACGGGCCTGTCCCAACTGGTTTGTAATTATGTCGAATAGTTTTTCTGAAAGCTGAATGTTGCTGGTTCCATCTCCAGAAACCTGCGAGAAGGCACTCATCACATTATCGGTTGCAAAGGCCATCCGTTCGTTTAGCTGGGCGCTAAATACGCCCTCGGCAAGATCAGCAGCGGTTTGAATAGCGTCTTGGTCACCTGTTTGTGCCATGGCTAAAATAACGTTTCTCAGAGCTTTTATAGACGCCTTTGAACCTGCGGTTCTTTCCGCAGACAAGCCACCACCTAATTGCTCTAGGGAAGCTTCGATAGCCAACAGTGCGGGAGAACCACCTTTGGCCCCCGCAGTTAAAGGAATCGGTTTACCATCTTCTCCAATGAGAAGTTCACCTAGATCATCTCCCGCTAATCGTGCGATTACGGCTTCTAAGTCTTCGCCCTCGGCCTCAAGAATATCTACAATTCGTTCTACAGCTTTTTGTTGGCGTTTAGCCTTTAAAGGAGACAAAACTGCACTTGCGCCGCCCTGTTCGTAGGTTTGTCTTACTCTTCGCAAAGCCGGTAGAATTTTGTCGTAATTGTTTACAACGGGCACCATTGGACTGGCCACGAGAGTTGTGCCTACGCCGCCCACGCCTTCAAAGAAAATACGAGCCAAGGGGTCGCCTTGAAAGTAAGTCTCCGAAAATCCGGCACCACCAACTTGACCTGCGCCTGCAACCGTTTCTCCTACGAGGAAAGGAATCGGTGCGGCGCGGGCCGTGGTTCCCGTTTTGGAAAGCAGATTTTGCGCCCCTTGAAGCAAACGGGTTGACCGAGAAGGTGTTATGCCTTTCTCTGCCAAGTTTTTAATAAACTCAGCCGTTCCTACGCCTACGTTTTTAGAAATCATAAATGGGAATGGAAGCCACCCCAACACTCCGGCAGCCGTTTTTCCAGATTCATACGCCGCGGTTTGACGGGGGAGCATGGGGCTTTCGGGTCCAATCAACTCATCCGTTAACAGTTCCCCGCCTTTGTAACCAAACAAAGACCCCACAACACCGGAGCCCAAAACAAATATACCTTTTGCAAGCGGGTGCGGTATAGGCGCTTTTGAGCCATATTTTACACCGGCTCCAAATCCGCCTAGTGATGTTGCGGCTGGCGCAATTTCACGTTCAAAGCCCTGCAAAAACGTTCCGGCCTCAATAGGGTTGCCCTCAGTATCTACGGCAAGAAGATTAATTATTTGGTCGTTAGTCAGCCCTCTTTCCGCCGGGGCTTTGTCCTTCAATCCGGGGAAAGTGTCAAACAAGGTGGATTGCCCACTTATTAACCCTTGGTATGATCCAGAGCCCAGAACTTCTTCGGCAAGCATTTCTGCAATTACCTTAGAAGGGTCTTTGCCCTCTCCAGAAAACCCCGAGACATACGCATCAAACTGCGGCTTGTCAAAAACCACCGGTTTACGGTTAGGTGGGTTGCTGTCGGCTGTTACAACTTCGGGTTCCATTATGGTTTGCCCCCTTGTTGATTAAAGATATGCTGACGCAAGGCGTTGGCAGTACCGTCATCTACTTTTTGTCCGGACTGCAAAGGCACGGTTGAGAGCATGTTCAATAACCGGTCTATTTCGAAGTTGTTTGACAAAACGGCCTGTCTTGTTTGGTCATCTTGAACGCCGTCGCTCAAAGCTTGAAGGTTAGCTCTTTTCTGCGTAGTGGCTAAACGTTTTAATTCGATAAGTTTATTGGCCTCTGTTTCCGGGTTGGCAAAAAAGCTGTCCGGGTCTGCAAATAGGACTGCAACTTTTTCCATCTCTGCAACCGGGAATCGCGGGTTAACAACCAGAGCAGAACGAGTTAGAATAGTAAGCCCGCGCAAGAATTGACGGTTTGACTGCGTGTCTTGGAACGCTTCACGAGCTTGCGGAATAAATCCGCCAAAAGTGTTATCCAAAAATACCGCAAATCCCGCATACGGGCCCGTACCATTACGGGCCGCGTTCATGGCGTCTTTCATCAACCCAGCTTCTTCAGAAGACAATGATTGCGGATTATCCCGCGTACCGCCTTTGGCCACAATCCCAAGTTGTTCATCCAAAGCTTCTAGGTCTTTACCCGCTTTTAACGCAATTCGTTGTTTGGCCGCAATGTCGTAAGCAATCGTATCGCTTAGTGGGTTAACACCGGTAGCAGGCATACTTACGGATTGACCCGAAGCATTTAAGTATGTTCGGCCACCATCGTAACTTAGTACGTTTCCTAAACCTTGGATGGCGAAAGCTTTGGCCGTCGGAGCGGTGTCTGACCCCATGTTGGAAACAGTAAACTTTTGTGTTCCGCCCGCATTCGCGTTATTAGCGGCTTCAATTGCTGCTTGTCCCGAAGCCGTTGTAATATCCACCACGCGAGTAGTTTGATTGTTCATGTTACGAATAACCTTAAAGACAGGCTCGGTAGGCGCGGATTCCGCTTGGAATACCGATACCGCCGAATTGTCCGCAGGATTAAATAGCACCAGATCGTTGTCTATCACTTTAAGCGACGGAGCCAATCTGTCTGCTTTAGCTTCAGCCTCTGCAAACGCTTGCTTGCGAACTGCCATGCTTTCGTTAGCGATCTGAGTAAGCGTTGCCAAATCAAGATTACCTTGCGAAATATCCAGACCGCGCTCTTTAAACCCATTAAGAACGTCATTTTGAAGCTGTGTAAGCAACCTATCTTTTTCAGACTCGCTACCGGTGAAGTCTTGCATATCCTTTTGCAGAAAGGCTTTGAAGTTTTGCGCTGTAATTTGCAAGTTTTCGCGAGCCGCACGATCCAGTGCGTTTTCGGCAGCCGTAGCAATTTGTTGGTTTTGCGCGGCAGCGGCAGCAATTGTGCCTTTGTGATCTGCAAGTGCGAGGTTGAAGTCGTGCCCTTTGTCCATCTGAGCCAATTCGTAACCGTTCTTAACACCAGCCACTTTTAAAGTATTGTCCAGATCAACTGCTTTTTCTGTTACGCGTAGGCTACTGTTTAGTTCTGCCAACTGTCGATCAAGCTCTGCACGTTGAGCAATAGTTTTCGCATCATTTGCAAACCCAAGAGCTTGACGTGATGCACTAGCGGCATCAATCGCGTTCTGCAACTCGCTTTTAAACTCTTGTGAAGAAAGACGTTCTGTAGTCGTGAAGTCAAACTTTTTGCCTTGAAGGACTAAATCGTGAGCTTCCGCTAAACGCGCTTCTTTTGCTTGCAGTTCTTCCCGAAGCCTAATTTGAGACTCGGTATTCGCTCCTTCAAGATTAGCTAGTGTCCGGCGACTTTCCGCCAAATCATTTGCCAAACGTAGAGCATACCCTTGTTCTGTTTCGCCTTTTTCGCGTTGGAACGAGAACTTGTTGCTTTGCAATAGTAATTCTTGAGCGCGTTCTGCGGCTTTTTCTACTGATTGGCTTTCGGCCAAAGCAGCCGCCGCCGCAGCATCTATTTCTGCTTGCTTTTCTACTCCCAGTTTAGTCTGAGAGGACTGCAACGCCGCCATATCTAGCTGGCGTTTTTCCGCAGCTTGGCCTTGCTTAAACTTTAATAGTTCACCCGAACGGGCTCCGATATTACCTAATACGGGTTGCGCCACTTGTGCCAAACGCTCCGCAGGGCTCATTTGACGGTCTCCGGGCGTTGCAAACGCCAACGCACCCTGCGCAATGTCAAACAACATTTGCGCTTGGGTCATTTTCTTTTGTTCGTCGTAAGCCGCTTGTTGCTCGTTTCCGCCAATAAGCTGGCCATAAAGAGCCCGGTCTTGGTTAAAAAGCTCCAAGGCCCGTGGGTCAGGGGCACCGGCGACACGATTAGTGTTTTCTGGTGCAAAATACTGAACCGCGCCGCCTTGGTTAAAATTTACAGGTACGGGAGCCTCCTCGGCACCCATATTAATCGTGGACATAATTCCACCGGCCATGTCCCCCTCTATAGGGGTAGTCATTGTTTCGGGAGCTAACCCGCCGATGCCTTGATCTACCGCCGCCATTTGCATGACAGGTTGGACCAGTGTCAAAACGGAGTCTGGCGTTTGTTGGGCATCTTCATCCCCAACCATTTCTGCCAGTTCCATACGACGGTCTTCTAGGGGGGCTTGATCCCCTCGAATGGCGTTAATCACACCTTCGTAATCTTCGTTTTCCGCCGCGGCGTCGATGCCTTCAAACTGTCCCGCAGCTTGCCCTAGCATTTGTTCCAAAACCGCTGGATCGATGCCCGCTTGAGCGCCCATTCCTTCGGCTTCGCCCATGCTACCTACTTGAGGCGGAGGCATTCCCGCCATCGCCATTTGTGGAATTGCAGCCGGGTCTACCGCTTGTTCTGGTGCTGGGGGCATCATTGGAGAACCGCCCGCCTGCATATACCGCACCTGTCCGCCGTTCGCGAACATTTGTCGGCCCATTACACCTCTATCCATCATTAAAATAACCCCGCATTTTTAGCGCCTGCCGCTGCCGACAGACCCGCTACGCCGAGCCCCAAAATACTTTGGGCTGGCGATACTGAAGGTGCCGTAGTTGCCGAAATACTTTGTTGAGACGACGGAGCGCCCTTATAAATATCTGACAAGAAAGACACCCGTTGATATGGCTCGTAAGCTTGTTGTAAATCTGTTTGACGCTTGGCTTCCAAACCGGCCTGATCTTGGGCTTGGAATTGTTTGCCCACGTCGAACAGGAACCCTTGTTCTTTTTGACCCATGCTTTGACCCAATTCACCGAGAGACGCTTGACGTAATCCAAGATTACCAAGTGCATCGCCCTGTGCCAAGCCCAATTGTCCGTATTGTGCGCCAAGTCCGCCAATACCCTCGCCCATCCGGCCTTGCAATTCGGAGCCTTGTAGACCCAAACCGCCTGCCGCTTGTGCGCCCTGCATTCCCATGTTGGCTTGCGCCTGACCAAGTTGACCTTGCTGACCTGCCATTTGACCGGCAAATTGCTCTCCCGCAAGCGCGGTTTGACCCGCCTGCGCTGCAATCCCAGATTGCGCCTGTGCGCCCTGTAGGCCAAGTTGACCTTGTTGACCCGCCATTTGACCCGCTAATTGAGCCGCGTTCATGCCCGTTTGGGCAGAAAGCTGTTCTAAGCTCATGCCTGTTTGTGCCAAAGCTTGCGCGTTTGCAGAGGCCATTTGCTCGGCCGACATGCCTAGTTGTGCGGCCTGACCAGCGGTCTGACCTTGTAGCTGCGCTGCTGACATCCCTAATTGACCTGCCAGTTGCTCGGCTGACTGGCCCAGTTGGCCCGCCGTGCCTAAGTTCTGTGAGGCAAGCTGTTCTGCGGCCAAGCCCTGCTGGCCCGCCGCCGTTTGTGCGGACAAGCCTAGCTGACCTAGCTGACCCGCTTGAGCGGCAGCCAATTGCTCGGCAGAAAGACCAAGTTGAGCCGCCGAAGTCGCTGCTTGCGTTCCAGCCTGTGCGCCTTGTGCGCCGAGGGCCCCGGTAAGTTGCGCGGCTTGCTGGCCCCGTCCTTGTTGGGCCTCGTATGCGGCTTGCGCCCGTTGTGCGGCACTTTCAAAACCCGCTTGACGCATTCCTGCGGCAGTACGACCTTGCTGTTCCAGCACATTTCTAGCCATTTCGGCCTCTTGGACACCCTGCCTTGAACCACCAAACGCTCCAGCACCCACGGCCTGTGCCCGCTGGCCTTGGGCCGCGATGTCACCTTGACGTTGGATGTCGGATAGAGCCTGTTGAACAGCCGCATCCTCATACTGGTTCATAAATGCGCCAGTAGAATTGGGGTCAAAAGCCCCTGTTGTTCCGCCTAAAGCGGCAATTCCTTGTTGTGCGGATTCGGTCCCCAAAGCCCCAGCTTGTTGCAAAGCTGCCGCTGCGTCACCTGTAATACCTCTGGCACCCTGAACGGCTTGCTGACTTCCCGCCAACGCGCTTTCATACGCGCCAATACCACCGACACCGGCTTGTTGGGCCGCGGTCCGCGCTGCGTCAGAAGAGGCTCCTAGCCCCAAAGCCGTGCCTGCTGCGCCCATACGAGCGCCAAATCCGGCGTCTGCGGCGCTTTGTGCGCCCATACCTGCGGCTGCGCCCAAAGCTTCGGCTCCGGCTCCCGCAATTGCGCGACCTTGATCTACTGACTGGCCTAATTGGCCCGCCAAAGCGCCTTGAACATTTGCGCCACCGGCTCTTGCAGCGTCTGCAACTTGACCCGCCATGCCTGCGGCACCCGTCATTCCTTGTTGAGCCGCGCTAACTTGTCCCGGGATTGCGTCGTAAGCCGCCAATTGATCGGCTGCGGACTGTGCTGCGGCTAGTCTTGCGTTATCGGCTGCGGTTCCAAGGCCGAGGGCCGCGGTATCTGTAGCAGATTGACCGGCCCCAATTGCGTTTGCAATGCCTTGTTGAGCCGCGCTAACTTGACCGGGAACGGCGTCTGCGCCTGCCCGCATATAGTTTGCGGCTTCAGTTTGGTAGGGTTGTGCGCCTGCCATAACGCCGCCAAGAGCGGTTTGAGCATCGCCTAGAGTATAACCGGCCTCTTGTAAGTAAGGCTGATATCCACCAATACCCGCTTGTGCGAGTTCCCCAGCTTTAATTTGAAGCTGGTTCATCTCCGCAACCATGTTTGGAGGTATTGAGACGCCTTGGTCGGCTAAAGCTTTAGCGGATTTAAGTAAGCCTACTTTGTAGGCTTCAATATCCGGGGCTTCGCGGACTATCTGTTCTGTTGTTTCGACCATTACGCTGTAGCCCTTCCTCGGTTTTCAAGGTTACGCATTACTGAGTACATGTTTTTAATTCCAGTGTTCATGTCGCCATTTCCCAAGCCTTTTACAGCATCAGTTGTCATAACAAATTCACCCGGCATTAACATGGCTCGGACGCTATCTTGGTTTGGAACACCCTCAGTAGGCATTATACCACCGTTCCTACGAGGGAAAACTTGTCCCCCATCAGCAAGTGTTTGGCCCACGAATGGGCGGGCAAATGGTCCGCTCGGAGTGCTGCCCTGCAAGAAGTATGCGTTTGGATTAAGCTGTGCCGTTTGCATTTGAGGCTGACCCGGCTGTGTGCCTAAGTTCATCTCCGGAGGTTGGTACGTGCTTAGACTTGCTATGCCGCCCATTGCTTCTTCACGAGCGCGACGGTCTGCTTCCGCCTTGCTTATGTAAGTCCCTGTTTCAGGGTCTAACACTCTGTTGCCAAGGTCCGCAATCATATACTGTGACGGATCGGCCTCAACAAGGTCGGTGCCCGTAATGACGTTTCCGTCTTCATCACGCTCAACAACGCCCGCTTCCTCTTGTGGCGGAGCGGTAAATCCGCCCGCCGCCGCTACACCGGCTGTTCCGAGCAACGCTGCTGGTCCGTATGTACGCATGAGGCCTGCACTAGCCTCGCCCGCAAGCTGTTGGGCAGCGGCTTGTTGCGCCGCACTAGCATTTATTGGATTAATTCCATTGTTGACTAAAAAATCCGTCGCTGTTGGAGCGCCCGCGTTTGGCATAAACGCATTTTTCATGCCTTCACCAAAACTTACTCCGTCACCCGGAGTAAACGCTTGTTTGATGCTTTCCCCAAAACCGGGGGGCTTGTAAGTATTAATATCCAGTGCTTGCTGTTTGATCTGATCCGCGGTCAACGCTACGCCGTCCGTGGCCACGTTGGTTGCGCCAGCTACTGCATCCGTGCCCACGTTGGTTGCGCCAGCTACCGTATCAGCGCCCGCAATTTGTTGCGAAGCCAACGCTGGGTCTAAGGCCACATCTGCACCGGCAAAAGCCGTGCCGCCTTCGGCCGTTGGGCCCGCCTTCATGTTAGCAAAAGAAGCGCCCGAGAAATCGCCTGTTAGGGCTTTTCCGATTCCTTGCATACCAGCAGACACGTTACTCAAAGCCGCAGCGTTTTGAACGCCCGTCATAAAGCCGTTGCCGCTCATCATGCTACCAGCACCGGCCGACAAGCCGCCCATTGCGCCACTTATTAGGCCCGATTTAAGAGCATCTTTTATACTACCGCCGTTAATCAACGTTGCAATGCCTGAACCCAGTGCCGCGCCGTAAATAGGCCCTAAGAACGCGGTGCCTATGATGGGCAACACAATCGGAGCAATTTTCTTGACTACTTTAACTACGCCTTTAACGACGTTTTTAATGCCTTTAACAACGCCTTTAACGAGTTTTTTCACCCATTTAAAAAAGAACTCTGGAGCGCCTGTGTCGGGGTTAAGGCTGTTTTCCTCAGAACCAACAACATACCGCTCGGGGTTTTCAATGCCTTGCGCCTCAAGAAACGCAAAGATGGTGTCCTTCATTTCAGGATTGTCTTCAAGAAATGCCGCCGGAATAATTAGCTCGCCCGTTTGAACGTGAGCAATCGTATCGTCGCCTTCGCGGCCCATAGCCGCCATCTTTTTGGTCAAAGCTGGAAACTGAGCAATGCCCTCATCGCCAAACTCTTCCGTCCCGTCTTCATCCGGGCCGTAAACCTCGTCCGCTTCTGCGTCCGACATCACAAAGTCTGCAATACCACCTTCAGGGACTTCCATTGCATCAATTTCGTTTGCAGCTTCTGCCATTATCCCGCTCCACCAATGATACCTTCAGGCATTGTAACTTGAATATGTGTACTTCTTTTTTCCGAACCTGTCCAACTCTGGTTGCAATCCGGGCAGATGCCGTCAGGGTAAGACGCAATTTCTTCCGCAGAGTCTACAACATTTTCACAGTTGGCGCAATGAACCGTGTCTGTGCTGGCCGATGGACGCCATTTAGAGCCGTCCGACATTGTAATAATAGTATCCGTCATGTGATTGTCACCGTTACCGTCCCGACAGAGCCTGTCGCTTGTGATCCCCTAACATAGGGGGAATAGATTAAAGGAACCCGAAGTTGGCCCCCGTGTTCAAATACGGCACCGGGCTCTAGCCCGCTGTCGTCCGATTGAAGCGCCGTGAAAACGGTAAACGTGTTACGGCCCTCTCCGGCGTTTTGCATGTTTTGCATGTAAACAGAATAAGACCGCAAAACCTCCGCAAAGTAGGACTGGTCATAGTCCTGCGGCGGAATAGGAAAATAAGGTAGGTTTAAATTCCTAGACACTAGCGCCTCCCGTCGGGTCTAACTTCCACCCGAGGAGAGCCGAGCCGCCAGCCCACTCCCGTATCGTCCGTATCTATCCTAAACGCAAACGAACGTCCCCGAAGCCTTACAAACACTTGATCTGTAAATTGCTCGACAGGAACAGAAGCCGTTTTAGCCACCGTATTGCTGTTGGAGTTGGAATAATTTGAGCCCGGGAAGTTACGAACCTTCAGCGTCATCGTTGCCGTAGGCGTGGGGTTAGAGGAGTCCCGGAAGGTTAGGTCAGGAATAAGCCTCTTCATAAAGACAAACTGTTCGCCCTCACCCAAACTCATCTGACTGCTTTCAATATAAGAAGAAATAGCACTGGCCGGAGACGTGCTGCCGTCGTCAAAGCCAATCTCTTGGAAGTACAGATAATGGTCCGATCCCGCCGCAATAGGGTCCGAATTAACCCCGCGGTCAAGCCAAACCGTCCGGGAAAGAGTGCCGTAATACCAAATTTGCTGCTGGTAGTTATAGCTAACGTAGCTGTCGTTTTCATTGCTAGAAGACGAAGGGTAATACCACGTAACCTCCGAAAAAGCCGTGTTTGTAGAAGCCGTGACCTTTTGCAACTGGTCACTGTTTATGTTGCTGAACACGTAATCACGGACCGAGCAAGGAAGGCGCTGAACAGAACCGCCATAAACATAGAACTCTTCCGCGCCCATCCAGAACACTTGGTCCTCAACAGCAATCGCGGACAACGGGCCCGCAATAGTCACGTTTGTAGATATTTCGTTAATGCCAAACGTAAATGGCGGCCCTAAATACTGCATCGCGTGAAGCGAAACATCCGTAAATACCAGCACTTGTTGCCGCGTTTCAATGGCGGTCACAATCTCAGAACCCGATCCGATCCGTAAATCACCAGCCGTATTAGTGGCCAAAGACTGCCACTGAGTGACGTTTTCTTGGTCCGAAAACCTAATCAAAAGAGGGTCCTGAACCCCCGGTTCAACCTCAGAATCACACCCGAAGGCTATAACATGACGGTCTCGGTCCGAAACAAGAACCTGCTTCGCGATTGTTGGCACCCGGTTAGCCCCGGGCAACGACGCAAGCTCCACGGCCCGCGTGTTTAAACCGTTACTCTTGTCCCAATAAAAGATGTCCGCGTTGCGCACGTTAATAATAAGGTCTTCGCCAAAGTTGTCGTGCGACCATATCCGAAGGGTTTGGCCCGAAGCGGACAAAGAAGTGCTAGACCCCCACGCGCCACGGGACCAAGTGCCTGCACCCCAGCCGTTTCCAACGATAGTGGTGTCCAAACCCGTGTTGATCTGGTACGTGCCGATACAACCCGAACCTCCCGTGGCGCTGTCTGCGCTTGTGGCGAAAACATAAGTGGCGTCCAGCCCCGTGGTCGTCGTAATACTGTTGATTGTACTTACCGTGCGAGCTTCTATTTGGTAATTATCGTCGTTTATAATCTGTGTGACTTCGTACTCTTGGTTAAGAACATCGGCGGTTATTACGCCGCCAAGAGTAACCGCGGCGGAATATGTTACAAAATCGTTAACTAAAGCCCCGTGGTCCTCATCCGTCACTATCAAGGTGGCGCAATCAACGTCGGCACCTGAAGTGTGCGTAGCCGCCGTGGTGCCGTTCACCCCTCGAACACAGCCCGTTAGGTCATTTCCGGACAACGCCGCATACGTTAGTATTTCACTATCTATTTGAACCCGGCCCGACTCGGGGAAACCTGAACTAGACGACAACGTTATAGTTGTATCAAGCAATGATACATCTGCGCCTAGCGTGTTTGCGTTTGCCAGAAAAGTTACGTCTCCAGCCGCCGTTGTAGTTCGGATAGGCGTGATGTCGTTATACCCGCCACCTTCGTTGATGTAATACTTCAGGTGCGTCCCAACGCCCAAGTAGTTAGACCCGTCCAAGGCCAACCAAGGGTGTAACGCCCGACATGTCCCCAAAAAAGCATTAGAAGACTGCTTGATCCAACCGCCAATTTTTTCTGGAAAACCAAACCGGAACCGCACTTTGTCCATATCAAACCACCCACCCTCATTTGAATATGACGTGGTTTCACGGTTGATACCGGGGCGGAATTGAAGTTTGGTCAGCGGCATCAGCAATCTCCTATTAAGGCGATTATACACAAAAGTTAAATTTACACCAGTGTTCGGTTAGTCCATCAGTTCAAAGTGTGGGCCGTCGATAAACGGACGTTTTCCTTGGCTACGGCGCAAGTCAACATAGGCGTTCATAGCCTCTTCCATTGTGCCATCCCACTCTCGTATGTCGTCAATATGCCAAGCCGCACCCCACCGTACAGCAACCCCCACGTCAATAGCTCCCTGCTTCACAGCATCCGCAAGGTCATCGTACAAATTCAATTCCCACGATCCACGCGAGCCAACATAGGCTAAAAGGTCAAGAGCGCGGCCCTCAATGTGTTTGGACTTCATCGTTTTCGATGCGCCCTTTTTGACAAGCTCACGTTGTTCTCCGATGGTTCTTAGTCCACAGATTACACCAAAGTCGGTTTTTGTGTGCCCAATAGCTGCTTTTGCAACGGCTACTAACCGCTCGTCCACGCCTTCCATTCGGTCAAGACTGCGCTGTGATAGTTTAAAAGTCATTCCATTCCGCCTTTCATATTAATCATACCATCATGATCCCGCAGGATGTATTTCATGTCGTTCTCTAAAAGAGCCACACGTTGCTGCAACTGCGTCACCCTACCAATCGAATTAGCTAAGTTAGCTAATTCGTCCCAAACTTCTTCAATCTCATCGAAAACATATTCTAGCTCCATAGCGTTGTCTTGAACGTCCCGCTTCAGGTTCACGTTGTCCTCAATCGCCATCTTGGAACCAATCTGGCCTACAGTCTCCTCAAGACTGGCAATCGTAGCCGCCTGCTGAGAGACCCACCAGACACCCGCCGCTAACTGCACGGCCATAGCTGCCACAAGGGCTACAGGTAACTTTAGGTTTTCCATCACTTCTTACCGCCAAAGAACTTTGTCGCTGATCTTACAGCGAAGCTGCTGGCTACAATTACTCCCAATGTGTAGCTGTACCAGTCCGGCATCGTGTCCAACGCAGCGAAACCATCTGTAACCGCTTGTTTTGCCCAATCAAAAGGCAAGAAGCTGAGTATCAATGGAATAGAAAACAGCAGCACTAGATACTCGTCTTTCCACGAGTTCTGCGTACCTTGGGCCATAATCTTTTCCCAGTCCGCCTCAGATGTAGCGGCTGATTTCATTATGGTAGCCTTAGCCTCTGCCTCAACTAGCTTGAGGTTTGCAGACGCAGCCTGTGCGCTGGCCTTACCTTTTAGCCATCCGCCAGCTAACTCAGCTACTGGACCGATCAGAGCTTGAAGCATTTTTACTCTCCATTGCGTTAAAACCAAAGTACGCCGCAGCAATGCCTGAAGCGCCAATTACATACACAGCCGCGATTTCAGCCATCAGTTTTGCAGCGGTGTCTAAGCCCACCACAGAAGCCACTAGGATGACCAAAGGGTAAAGGATCATACCAGACAACGCAAACCACGTCATGCGCCTCTGTGCGTCTCTCTTGGCGTCTGCGTCTTCCATACGGCGACGACGATCCTCTAGCATGATCTCATGCTCAACCGGATCAATCTTGCCATTCCCGTTCAGATCATACTCATTCGGCATCTTCTATACTCCTTGCAGATGTCTCTGCTACTCTCTTGTCTGACGTTATTATAACGATCTTTCCTGATTTGTCATATACAACGTATTTTCCTTGTTTATTTTGGTATAACCTCAAAGCAATACACCGTAGTTTGACTGGTGGTTATCAAGACTTTTGCATCTTCAAGAGCTTCTCTACACTCGTTCTCAGTGGTAAACTGATTAAGTTGATAATGCTCAATGTTGTTATTCATAACTTGGAACCATACCAAAAACCACATCACCACTTCCCCTGACTTCTACCCATGAAATACAGTACAATAGCCAAACCAATGATGCCTGAAAGCACGAGCAAGATGCCTACAGTCCACTCTATTAAGGCGCGTTTAAACTCTTCTTTCCTGTAAATTTCTTCTTTGCGCTTTTTGCGCATCTGGGCTTCGATTTGTAGCACTTCTTCCCAAGCGGATGGTCCGTACTGAAAACTGATGAAGCTCTTGATTTCATTGCGCATTTCGGACATCTTTTTTCTTTGCGCAAAGATTTCGATGGCGCTATGCGTGTCTGATCCTTTAAATTTATACCAAGGAGGGTTCTTGATCTGCTCTTCCGCAAAGGCAAAATCGCTGCAAGCCTTGCCCCACTGACCAAGCTGACCCGTAATATCTTGCAGCTCACGGCCTACGGCAATGCCCTGTTTGATAGCGTTATAGGCGGAAGTAGCGAGGCCAACGGCTGTAATAGGATCAATCATGTGTCCATATACCTCGCAGGGCAGTAAGCGTCTGGGTGGACAACGTGCCGTTCATCGTACCATTGGCCGTTCTTTCCGCCCGGTGCGCCACAGTCGTAGTAGCAGGCTTTATAGAACAACGTACCGTAGTTGTTTACAAAAGTGTGTCCGTACCCGACA